TTTATCAGTTCCAGGAAGAGTTATCTTGGCAAGGGCGGCCAGCTCATTCACAGCATTGGTATCCCCTGCTTCTATTGCTCTCAATACAGCTCTAGTTTCAGAGCCACGTAATACATTAGCTCCTATAGCATTATTGGCAGCATTAAGAAAATCAAGCCGGAGAATCACAGTAGCAAGTATGCTATTAGCCTTCTGTACAAAGTTACTGAGTGCTGCTTTGGGCGCGGTATGGTTAGCAAGAACTTCCATACTTTCATCATACTGTGCGCCTTTATACCCGTACTTCTTCATCAGGGTATTTATTTCCCCTAGCTCACTTTCGCTTTTAGCTCCTTTCCACACACTGCCAATAGCTGAATACATCTCAGATACTTTAGATTCTACCAGCCTATTAGCTGATACCCAGAAAGGATAGTCAGAGTAATTTCTTATCCCTATAGCTGTCTTTACGTAATCCATAAAAGGATTTTCTATAACTTCATCTGCATGTTTGAGTAAGGAAAGGTTACCAGTTCTAGAAGTAGAAGCGTCCGTAAATATCTCACCTCTGGTACGAAGCTCATTGAATTGTTTTTCATACTTAGTAAGCACAGCCTCTCTCACTAGGCCAGCTTCGCGCTTCATGTGCCAGTTTATAAGATCTTTCCCTATCTTAGTAGGGTCAGTAGGTATGTATAAAGGAGAGCTTACTCCTTTCCTTGCAAAGGCGCCATCTAGGTAGTTCTCATTAAGAGTTTTCTCTGCATCGAATTGCCCTATAGATTTATAATATTCTTCAGCTTTTCTCTTAGTAAGAACAGTAAGAGTAGGGTCATCTATCTTATTAATCATAGCTTCTAGCTGAATTTCTGTGTTAGCGTAGATGGTTTTAGTATGCCCTGTGCCTGTGATACTATCATCTTTCACCAGAGCGAAGAAAGGAAACTCTTTAGGATCGACTTCTGGTGGATGGAAAACATCAGGATTCTTAGAGTCTGAAACTCCTTTAGATGTTTTAAGTTCCGCATGACCGCGAACTCTCTTACCATTAAGTTCTATATGAATCCTAGCAAGATCTCTTACTTCCTGACTAGCTAGAGGGATCTCTAAAGGAGCATCTTCAGCTATGAGTCTAGGTTCTTTAGGAGATTTACCTTCCGCAATAAGTTGTTTGTATCTGGCAACAGCGGCCAGTTCTAAAGCATCTCCTTCTGCATTGAGTATATACTGGTCAGGTATGGATCTCACCTTAGCTGTAAGCTGTGACCACTCAATAGCAACTTCTTGCTTGTTCATAAGCTTAATTACATCAGCTTCTAAAGCTTCCTTAGCTATTTTCTGAACCTTTTCTATCACACCTATAGTAGTATTTCCTAAGTACTCTGTATAGGCAGCAAGAGATCCATAGTTTGAACTGGCGGCAGATATAAAGCCTGGGCCAGAGCCTTCCCTGCTAACATCCATAACCAGCTTGTCAGGAATCTCTCCATACTTAGCAGCATCTTCTCCAAGAACTCCCGCAGCAGCACGGCTAGTATTATTTACATACTCTCTTTGATGCTGCTTTATTACAGCCATCCCTTCTAGTATGTTTCCATCTAAATCTTTTATTTCTTTCTCAGCATACCTAAGCTTAATATGTTGTGGAAAGTTCCAAATAGGCTGTATAGGGTCCTCTATATTCTTAAGCCCTTTCTCTACTAGTCCTTTAGCATACTCTTCTGAATAACTCTGTAATGCAAAGATATCCCTAGGAGCTACTTTACCTGTGCTTTGAGAAAGCTCTCCGCTTAAGTAAGTGTTTCTCACATTCACCATGTTAGCTATATCTTCTTGCACCAGCTTTTCCACACCTTCTTTAACATCTAAAGTAAGAAGACGTACTGAGGCAGATACTTTCTTAGCAGCCACAAAATTAAGAAGATCTTCAGCAGAAGAGAAAGTAAGAGTTCCACCATCTTGAAATCGCACCTGAGATTCAGGAGTATACTCTCGGTACATCTTCTCAAGCAGAGGTATATCATTCTCCCCTACAATGACAGGCTTATCTTTGAAAAGCTTGGAAAATGTAGGTAGATTCTGCGCCCATATGTGTCTTGCTTGTGCTTGGAGAGGAGTAGAATCTAATACGTCCCAATTCTTAGCATCTTTCTTAGTTCCAGGACGCGTAAATTCGAATTCGCTCTTTCCTGCTTTCACATTTGTTCCAGAGGAAGTTATCTTTTCTCCAGGCTTAAGAGAATCAGAAAGTGACTGTGTTTTAGAGGGGGAAGTAGTAACTGTTCCAGCTTCATCCCCCCACACCTTCACAAATGCGGTGCTGCTATCAGATATGGCTTGCTCATCAGCAGTAAGAGGTTTCCCAGATTCAACTTTCTTTTTAACTACAGATTCAGCTTTATCCAGAGCTGTTCTCGTGCCTACTCTACTTATGTTCTTACTATTTAAAAGACTCCCTAGAACTTCTTTGAAAGAGCTACCTTTCATCGAATTGGATAGAAGGATTGCTATCTCAGAATCACCTTCAGCTAGAGATAAGAGTTCGGCTCTTATCTTATTTTCTAGCTTTATGTTTCTATCTTTTAGCGATTTTTCTAAGAAAGAGACTCTTTCAGCAGGAGTACCAGGAACTATTGTAGGTACTTCAGCTAGCTGCTCATAGTAAAGGATTACTTTATCTGAAGAAGAGGTTGCACCTGTAGGTTCTTTTATAGCTGTCCAAGGAGAGGCTTCGGCGTCCTTAGTTCTTATAGCTTTCTTAATAGTGAAAGTTGTTCGTGCTGCATCTATCACTCCACCTACAGCTCCGAAAACCAAGCCACCAAAAGCTATATTGTATAGAAGATCCTCAGCATCTTGCCCTTCTAGTACAGGAGAGGCAGATAAAGTTATAGCTACAGCAGATTCAAAAGCAGCAGCCTCTAAAACACTCTGTCCAAGTCCGGCGGCTAAAGCTCTCTGAGTATTTACGTTCATAAGCCTCTGAGTAGAGTTACTATTAGTAATCTCAGAAATAGCTTTATCTAAATGCTTTTGGCGGTTAGGAGTAAGAAGAGAAAAGGACTTATTAAAAAGTTCCCCATGTTTGCCTGATTTAATGGCTCCACGGAGAGCAGTTTGCCCGGCATTAAGTATTTTAATCCCTGCTATGCCAGGTACAAGAGAGGAGAGGAGGAAACCAAACACATCAGCTCCCTCCTTATGCTCTTGGTAATACTGACCCAAGTCATCATCTATACTTTGTATGAAATCAGAAGTTTTATCTAGCTCAAATTCGCCCCCTAGGAAATTACCTATAGTTGGAGCTATGTTATAAAGCTGATTAACTCCCGAAAGTACGGACACTCCTATGAATTTAGGGATACTGTCAGAGATATCAGCTACAGAGTCAAAGAAAGAATCATTTCCATTAGCTATGGAGTGTGCATCAGCAGCAACTAGATAATCTGCAAGCCTAGGTGAGCGTTGTTCTTGCTCTTGCTCCTGGTTTCGGAGAGAAGTATCTTCTGTATGGAAAGGAGAGTCAGGCATAGGAAGTTCCTCTTAGAGATCTTATAACTTATCAAATATAGGAGAGCCAGCAGCTTTCATAGCCTTAAATTTAACTAGCGCTGCCATGACATCTGTAGGCTTTAACCAATCTATTCCTAAAATGTCTCCAAAAAACTTACCAGAAAGAATAAAGTTAGCTTTGTCTCCTGGGAACAGGTTGGGGTCAGCGAAACTTACTGCGGTAGGGAGGTCGATATTAGAAATATAACTTCCCTGCACAGGAATCCCAAGAGCTTCTCTGTTATCTTCTACATTATTAAGGTGTACAGCCTGCTTGTAGATAGCTACTATGCCAGAAACTGCATCATTCATGGTTATATTAACGTCTTTATTCTCTACTGCACTTATAGCTATCTTAAGTAATTGCTCAGGAGAAGCATCTTCTAGGTCTAAACCTGCTAGTACATCTATGACTAGCTTCTCGCTTTTTACTGAATCTGCAAGAAGAAGCTTAGGTAATGGAGCGGCACTGTTAGGATTGGTAGAGTCTCCGAACTTAATGTTTTTAGAGAACTTCTCAAAATCAGAGCCTACTTTCTTATCTATACTTACAGCTAGCTGCTCTTCATTAAGCCCTTTCCCTGCCAGCCCTTCTTTAATAGAATTAACAGAGCTAGTAAGAGCTAGCAAAGATCTGTTACTTACATCTATAAGGGCCGCTGGATTGTTTAAGCTATAGGCTAGGTAAGTGTCTGAAGCAGAGGAAGCAGCGGAAGTAGTTCCTAGATTGAATAAGCTACTTGCTCTCACACTCGAAGGCCCCTTGACTTTTATCATGGCAAGAATAGTAGCATCGTCGCTAGGTGCTAAGCCAAGCTCTATCTGCCCCTGTTGCACTCCTCGTATAATGGCTGCATCTATCTTATCACTCTTACCTACTTCTAATCTCCGGGCTGCTCTGTCAATATCAGTTTGCACTATCTCATCCGCGCGCACAGCTAAGTTATATCCAAGAATTTTCGCATCCACTTCTTGCCGTGTGGCTGTCATAGCTTCTGTTATCTGATCGGCCTTAGTTATTTTAGCTTTTAATCTAGCTTCTCCAGCTAAAATAACAGACTGTTGGGCGGCTGATTCTGTCATAGCTGCAACTGTAGCAGTAGTTCTTGTTTCAGATACATCAGCTAGAGCTGCTTTAGTTCTATTGGTTCCTACTGTGAAGTTAGTTATGGCATTATTAACTACACCTGCTGCTTTAATAGCTGTATCAGCTTCTGCCATTTCTCCTTCTAGCTGAAACCTAGCCGCCAGCCAAGTAAAGAATCCATCATCAGAAATAGTAACAGCTTCTAAGTCTACCACGTCTTGCATCTGATCTATTGCATTATTAGATGTAGCTTTTTGATCAGAGGAAAGTTTTACTAGCTGATCCACGCCGCCCGCTGATTGGAATATTCTTCTAGCATCGTTCTGCGTTTGTAAGGCCGCCGTTGCTTGCTGAGTCAGAACTATAAGATCTTGGGCGGCTTTATTAGCTGTAGCATCTGCTACTGATTCCTGGATACTTACGATTTCATTTGTAAGTTCTTTCTTATCAGCTAAGAGTTCCGCTCCCTGAGTTATTCCTTCTTCCACAGCTAAAAGTGCGCTGTCTATAGTAGGACGCACAGCTTTAGGAGAAGCAGGAGTAGTGGTGGGAGCTATAGCGGTAGGTGCAGGAAGAGCTGCTTCTGGAGCTACACCAAAAGTTGCTACGCCTGCCTTGGCCGCAGCTGCTGCACTTACAGGATTTTGAGTAGCTGTGTTCCTTGGTAAAGGAGGAGCTGCAGTTACAAAGTTAGACATTATGTTCTCCTATATAAAAAGAGCAGTATTCTTAGAGTCCCAGAAAGCCGCCTATCTGTTTTATAAGTCCAGGACTATCACTGCCTCCAGTGGAAACTGTTTTTGTCTCAAAGTCTTCTGTTATCTCTTCTTCTTTCACAGCTGTAAGTTTAGCTATCTCTCTAGCTATCTGAGCTACCAAATCTCCAGATGCCTGGGCTGCTACGGAAGAATTAAAAACTCCTGCCACATTCTCTTCGCTAAATACTTCAGACAGCCCTTGCTCAGAAGCTAGCACGTCTCGTACTAGAGATTCTATTCCAGCACTATCTATATTTAGCTTCTCCTTTTTAGTAGAGGTTCCTTTCCTGCCCGCAGTGCTATTTCCAGAAGTACTTGTGCTCCCCCCGAAAAGAGTTACTCCTAAGTTACCTATGGATTCAAAAGCTGCTGCTTTTTTATCAAAAGCCATGATGCTATCTCCTATCTTTATTTATGGTGAACTGTGCTTTGCTTACTTATCTTACTTACTTCAGCTATCCGCTGCTTTACATCCTTATAATCTAAGTAAGCAAAAGACATTCCTGAAACTAGAAGCCCATGAAAGATTCCTAGCACTATTAGCAGTACTTTCCAGGCTCCTTTTCCTTTATTTATATATTCTAGATTTACTGCTTTGTATTCCTTAATGTTATCCCCGCACTCTTGAAGAGTTACACTTAGCATTCCTATCTGCTTGCTATTATCTTCTATGGTAGTTGAGATCTTATATAAAAGAAGCAGTATCCCTTTTTCCTTCTCTCCTTTCTCTTTTTTTATTCTCTCTACTAGCTCTTCTTCTAGCTTATCAAAACTATCGTCTGACATTTTATACTAGCTCCTTTTCATGCTCTTTAAGGCAATGCGGCTATTGCAGCCTGTAATGCTACTATCGCTGAATCTAAAGTATTTAATCTCGCATGTATTGCTGCTACATCAGCACTGGCAGCAGCTTTATTAGTATTAAGTTCAGTGACAGAGAGATCTAAAGCATTATGTACCTCTAGCAACTCATCATATACGTCATCAAAGTTATCTACTTTAGGTAAGCTGCCTAGATTAAGATCTAGTGAAAACTCTATAGGAGTCTCTGCTGAAGAGTAAGGGTCTGTAAGAGTAATTACCCCAGAGCTAGTAAAAGGCAAGAGAGAAATGGTTAGACTTGCTGCTATTGCCACTCTTGCTACGGATGCGGAAGAGAAAGGAGCCAAGGTATTGGCGAGTGTAGCACTTATACTTCCTGAGACCGCAGCTCCTGCGCTTACAAAAACGTCTAGAGTATTAGCAAGGGTACCTTGAACTAATACTTCAGAGGAAGAAGAGGAAGTGAAAGCTTCTAGAGTATTTGCTAGGGTAGCTGTTCTAGAATTTCCTCCTGTTGCTACACCTGCGGATACAAAAGCAGCTAAAGTTCTCGCGCTTGTTGCTGTTACCTGGACTTGTGATGCTGCTGCTGAGGTAAAAGAAGCAAGTGTATTAGCACCTGTAGCAGAAACCTGTACCTGAGCTGCAGAGGCTGAAGTGAAATCTACGAGAGTATTTGCTAGGGTAGCTGTAGCACCAGAACTTATTACACCTGCACTTACAAAAGCTTCTAGGGTGTTTGCCCCTGTTCCTTGTACAAGTACTTCAGAGACAGCTACACTGGCTAAAGCTTCTAAAGTATTAGCTCCAGTCCCTTCTACAAGAACTTGAGCAGCAGAAGCAGAGGAGAAATCAGCTAAAGTGTTCGCAAGAGAAGCTGTTCTTCCTCCACCTGCTACAACATCTGCTACTAGCCAAGCGTAGCCGCCAATATCATCTATAGGAGGATTGTCTTCGTCAGCTAAGGTACCGTTCTCAGTAAAATTATTCCCATTTCCCGAGTAGTCCCTAGCTCTCTCTGTTACTCCGTCCTGTGTCCATAAATCAGCTACCAGATTATCTGTTCTATTAGCCTTTGTAACAGTCATTTCATCTAAGATTTCTTCGACCGTAAGCTCAGCGTCCCACATTCTTAGATAGGCCGATCTTCCATCTAAGAACTCATTTCCTATTCCGTCCCCACCAAAGTAAACTGTCTCTGTACCTGTAGGTCTATTTACAGTAGCGTTAAGATCTAGGACTCCATCTACATACAGGTTAAAATCGCCACCTGCTCCGGTACCATCTAAAGTATAGGCTACATAATACCAAGTATTTAAAGCAAGAGTGCTTCCTGTTCCTGGGTTGGCGCTTCCTATCCAAGGCTCAAGAACTCTACTGCCATTTACCCCACAGAAAACTCCTGTATAGTCTGTCTCTGAGCACAAAGAAGAATACCCAGACTGAGCCACAATGTAAAACCAGCCAGCCATAGTACGAGCGCCATTGGTTTGACTAGCTAAGGATAAGCTTTCTCCAGAAAGATTTCCTCGTACAGACATCTCTTACGCATCAGTCCAAGTAAGAAGTGCAAACCAAAAATTAGCCCCATTAGCCATAGTGTCATTTGCGTGAGTTCCCTCTCTTCTTATCCGCATAACTGCTGCATCCGCAGCAGCTAAGGAGTCTAAGTTCGCTGGAACTATATCTATAAAATGCAGTCTTTGTGCTCCACTTCCTAGATGCGTATCATCTCCTGCTGTCACAGCAGCAAAAGCTTTAGTTTCTACATCTCCTGTATCTACATTCCCTGTAATAGCTGCTATAGCAACGTCCCACCTAACTACTCCACTGGTAGCATTATCTGCATACCAATAGATACGTACGTTAGGGTTACTAGAGTAATTTTCAGCAGGAAGTGCCCAGAAAGAAGAGCGTATAACAGAGACAGGGTATCGCAGCACAGAAAGTGGAAAGTTAGTCCCATTTATCTTAAGCCGCTGAGGAAAGGCAGTCCCAAGAAAATGAGCGTTATCTTTATTAAGTGTGAATTGTCCCATTAGTTACCTTCCTCCTCACATTTCTTAGCCTATAAAATACTACGCATTGCCTGCTGTAATGGTCCAGGAAGTAATACTCACAACCTGGGTGATATTAATAGATGTGTTATCTATGTTCATATCAGAACCAGATACAGCTACATCTCCGTCAATTACAAAGGCCCCTGTAGAATCTACTGCTCGGAACCAGCTGGCTGTTCCTGTGGCGTTAGCAGAAGAGTCATCTGTAATAGCGGACATAGTAAGAACACCTGCGGCTGCTGCGGGAGCTGCTGGGTCAGTCATGGTAAGCTCTGCAAGAAGGGTTGTTGCAGCTCCCCCTGTTGCAGGTCGTGTACCATTATAAATACGTACTAAGGCTGCTCCTGCTCCGCCATTAAGGAGTGTATTAATTTCATCTAGCATGTTATTTCTTAATGTAGCTCCAAAAGCTATTACCATTGCAGTTCTCCTTACTTAAGAATTTTAACTAAAGCACACTGCTGCTTTGCCCAAGCCGATGCTCCAGAGACATTTTCCAGCAGAGATCTTACTAAAAGTTCCTGCTCCTCTCTGTATTCTGGGAGTCTCTTAAAATTAGTTTTTACTCCCGCCTGATGCATAGCATATTCATTTGGCTGCGCTTCATCGGCTATATAAAGCCTACAGGTAACTTCGGTAGGAAAAACATCATTATTAAATATTACTTCGTAATAAGGCTTTACTACTGAGTTTAACTTAGCTACTGGATTGCTCATATCTCTTTCCTCTCTCTATCTCTTTCCTCTAGACTTAAAACTAAGTGCTAGGGTAAACAGGTTAAACTTGCCTTTTAAAACCAACGTGTGATTTATCCCAAAGGTGCGAAAATAATACTTTCTATACTTAGCTGCTAAGGTACCTATAGTTCCTAAGACTTTAGAACTTACTGTATCTCCATCTAAAGATACTAAGTCTGTAATACTGAATGTATCAGTACTTTTTACTGTCTGCACCTTTACATGAGAAAGTTCCAGTAATCTATTTCTTATATACTGAAACTTACCAAAAATAGCCACTCCAGAAGATGTGGCTGTAGAGGAGGAATCTAAAAGCTTCACTTCTCCACTAGCTAATAGAAAAGCTACCGACTCTTTAGCAGTTTCTTCCTGGTCGTTTATGTACTCAAATACATCTACATGAGTGATCTTAAGCTTGCCCATCTTTTTTAAGCTTATATCGTAGATAAGAGCATGAGTATAGGTAGTTACTCCATAGCTTATAACTAAGTACCTAGAAGCAATTAGCTTCAGCTTCTTAAGCATGGAAGAAGTAAGCTCAGTTATCACAAAGCTATCTGTATCTTCATCAAAATCTTCAAATACTTTTCCAGATAAAAAATCTGTAAGCTCAGGGAGTAATGTAGTAGCTCTTCTAGAATTTAAACTTTGCAGCCCTGCTTTAGAATAAACAAAATGCTCTGCTGAGTTAGCTTCATAGGCTGCAAATTCAATGTTCTCAGCTCCTTTAGAATTATCTATTGCCTTAAACTTAAAAGGAAACCTTTTATTTCCACTAAAGGTCGCAGATACACTGTTAGTTTCTGTATAGATTATAAAGCCTGTGGAGTTAGGAAGGCAAAAAGTTATCTTACCCTCTATCTCAGAGACATTAGCTCCGCCTGCTCCTGTTATGTCAGAGGGAGTAAAATCTGTGGGGTCTACAGTGCTGCTCCAAGCGAGAGCGTCTTCTGTATATACAACCAGGTAACCTGATGAAGCTACAACTCCTAAGCTATTAGCTAAGTTAATACCTGTCAAAGGAGCACTTACTAAGGAATTGTTACTTTCTAGACATGTAAACGCACCTAAATTAGAGAAGTATATGTAAGAAATACCATTCACAGTGCCTATTGCTATGCCTCTTCCTACAAAGTTTTGTGTCGAAGAAACTCTTTGCCACACAGGAGAAGCAGAAAGGGCTGAAGAGTAGATATTACCGTCAGTAGTTAAAGCCAAATAAATCCTATTCCTAGAAGAACTAAATATAACCCTAGGCTCAGAAAAAGTAGTTACAGAAGGAACAGCAGCTAATACCGAAATAAAGCCTACAGACCCTATACCTCTATCCTTAGGTACAACATTATGGCAGTAATACAACTGCGGTTGATTTCTTTCTTCTCTAGACTCTCTTCCTCTTATATTCGGGACGAGTACGGTCTGGCCAAGCTCCTCTGTAAGAAGAGGAAAAGAAGATTCTGTTAAATCAACTCTGTGCGCTATATCAGACACTTCTTTTTCCTCCTTATCACCTTAAGGTAATTCTAAGGTTGTGTCGCAATCACTTGTGTCGCCCCTGTTGCAAATCTAACTGCCAACTCTGTATTTCCTGCCCCGTCATCCCTAACAAATAACCTTCCTCTGTTTGCAGCAGGTGCAGCAGGATCACCGTTCTCCGAGAACTGTATATAGCCATCAGTATCTAATATAGTTTCTGTGGATTTTCCTATCTGTAAAGACTTGGCCAAAACGCTCAAAGGATTGTTTAAATTACTAAAAGCTTCTGAGTCCGCCCCTAGTACAGTAACTATATTTGATGTGTTATTACCTGCAATTTGATTTTCAAATATCATATTGTTGTTTGGCGTATTGACTCCATTAATAACTTCTTGTATTCCTACGTTAGAGTTTGCTATGGCGTGGTTCCCTGCCACAGTACACTGATTTGCTAAGCCTGTTAGACGTATACCATCCACTGAATTGCCTGTGGCTGTGTGCCCTTTTATTGCAACATACTGACTATCAACAACCAAAATTCCATTACCTGTATTACCTGTAGTGTACCCACCTATTATCTTCACATAGCTTACATCTACCCCTGTTGTTCCACCACGAACTGCGATACCTTGGCCAACATTTCGCTCACCGTACACGTTAAAAACATCTATGCCTGAGATTGACCTAGGTGTATTGATTTCAATATCTAAGCCATCGCCTGGGTTTGCGGTTGCCGCTGAGTCTCTTAAAAAGCAGGTATTTAACGTTATTCTATCGCCTGATGTTATTGCTATTCCGTTACGTAAAAATCCCGAAGCTACTATGTTTGTAGCAGAGCAGTTAAGAGGCTGTCCGCCGCTAGAATCTTCCGTGAATGAGATCCCATCGCCGTTCACATTGTTAATCCACAGCCGATTAAACTGGCAATCTCTAGTATTTCTTAAGCTCACCCCGTGGCGATTAAAAAGCTGAGTCTGATTTGTGACGTTTCCATTAAGCCTAAAGTTATCCAGCATAATGTTAGATATTGCTATAGACTCGTCTGTATTAACAAGCATAGAGTTATCAGCGGAATCTATTAGAAAGAACTCTGAGAAATACCCGTCACCTATTATATTAAGTCCTGCATTCGGAAGAGCTAAGCCTGAGATATTATAAAGCCCGTGAGGAACAAAAATACTTCTGGCAGATGAATCTAACCCTTCTTGAACCTGAGAAGTTATATCAGCAATGGAAGTTCTTGCTTTGATGGCGGAGTGAAGAGTCGGGTTAATAAAAATGGTTAAGCTGACAGGTAGCCCATTAAGCATGTCAGAAACATTTTTTAAGTAGGTTGTTCCCAACGTATCTACATAGGATACCTTATCCGTTCCTCTACCTGCAGCATTTGATATAAGATCTTCATATACTGGAAGCGGCGAGGTAGCTCCTCTTCCGACTATAGGCAAATAAACAGAAGAATTGCTAGCATGTAATGCTACGGCAGCTCCGGCAGAATCAGTAGTATCTACTACTGTTATGGTAGTAATAGGAGAGCTATATACAGCAGATACTAGCGTAGTATATCGATCAGCGCCCCCTGTTAGTTTTAATCTAGAATTGACAACATAATCAGAAGTAACATCTCCTAAAATAGAAAAAGAAGTGCCTCCTATATAAGTTATAGGGGAAACATCTATCCATGATCTATTTTCTTTCATCAAGCTCCAAGCTATGGAGCCATCTCCTCCAGAGGGAAGAATTATGTCTAAAGAGTTGTCTACATATGTTCCTATAGCAGCCCCGGTTATTTCAGTAAAAAAACCTTCTCCTCCGTCCCTGGTAATTACTCCTCCGCGACAGTAGATAAGAGTTTCTGTTCCTGCATAATCTCGTATAGCTTGGTGATTAGCTAAGAAAATATCTGTATCTCTAACATCTACATTAGCTGTAACTCCAGTAAAGCCTATAGCTAATACCTTATCCCCCGCAGAGGCTGCCACAACTAGGCTAAACTGCGTAGTTGTATTTTCTACAAAGTCTATGCCAGGACGCAAAGCATGTAAGTCTCCATCGGCCCCACTTTTATATACAGTTAGAGAACCTGAGCCTACGGTATAAGCAAAAGAATTTAATGTAAACTGAGTCTGAGCTGCAATAGCCACCATAGACTCTTGGACAAGAGATGTGTTTGCATTTACTTGTGCTATCTCTTTTGGCTGCCATACATTAGCTTCGCCCATCATACTCTCCCTGGATTCTGTATTTGATCATATAAGTGTTAGCTCCACTAGCTACCGACATCGGTTACAGCTGAAGCTCTTAGCTCCACATATTCTTCACTTACCAGTTCTTTATAGGCGGCTACTTGCTCTGCGTCTGAAAGAGTTTTAAATACTATTCTAGCTGCTTCAAAAATAATTGCATAAGGGTAAAGATCCGCTACCCAACTAGCATAAGTAGCTTCTGTAATTACTGGAAATACGTAGCAACCCATAAGCAGCTTATCGAAAGTAACTGAGGAGCGTATCTCTAGTACCCTTCCTGCTACGTAAACAACATCGCTTTTATTCCTTCCATAAGAATCTAAAGTCTCTTCAGGAGTTATTACAGTGAATGCTTTTCCTTTTTCGTCGTTCTCATCAGTAACTCTTTTAAGATACTTAAGTGCTCTGTAATTAGAGATAAGATTAAAAACATCTAGAGACTGCTTAAAGTTAGTTTCTGTAAATTCTATCCCTGTTTCAAATATGTCTTTAGAGAAGAAATCTAACTTATGTGCTTTCAGGGTAGCAGCTTTAATGGCAGACTTTGTTTCTGCTACCCTGTCAGAACGACCTGTTAGGTCATAAACTTCCTGAAGAAGCTCTGCAAAAGTCATTGGAATAGACCTTACGTGTTACTTTTTTTAGCAAGAGATGCTAAAAGAGCTGAGGAAGCCGGGGTAAGTTTCGCTTCACTTACAGACCCTAAGGCTAAAGGATCTTCAGGAGCAGGATCTATAGGTTCTTTATTCGCTGCTCTCTGAGACTCTATGTGTTCCGCAATAACTTTCTTCTTAAAAGCTACCATAGGGTCTAACTCATCAGCAGAGACTCTCTCTTCGCCTTCCTTAACACTCAAATGCGGGTGCCCAGAAACCATCTCCGCATCCAGATAGTCTATAACCTCTTTAGAGTTAGTTATAGTTTTACCTTCTGCATCAAAGATAATAACTTTACCTTCTCTCGTTATCATCCTGCAACTTCCTACAGAGCAGTGATATATATTAAATAATTCTTTGTCTTTGTTTTCGATTGCTGTTTCCATAACATTTCCTCTTTTAGTATTCTATAAAAGTTCTTGCTAGTAGAATGTCTTTGGTACCTACTAGCAAGAACAAAAGCTGACTCTAACCTACAGCAGCGGCTGTAAGATTATACCCTACGAAGTTCGCAGGAGGGTTTTTAATGACTGAGGTACACTCAGTAGTAAGTGTTCCACCAACTGCATCGATCCCATTGTCGTTTACTGACTTATCCATATTAAACTCTTTATTCTGAGTCTTTCTATCGCCAAGATAAGCAATGCGAAATGTAGGAAGATCTACAGCTACCATCATTGCACGCCAAGTAGGGTTGGAGTTAAACAAAGGATGCTCTACAATATCAAACTTACCCCGAGAAGTAGTAAGTGTAGAGAACTGCAAGCCCCAGTTAGTCTGGCCATCTACAAGCTGATAGGTAGCATTCAAGCGCCCAATATTATTAAGCACTAATTTAGCTCCGCCACCTACCAGAAGTAACCGGCTATTGGCCCCTTTAGGATCTGTAGTCTGATCAAATACAGGATCTAAAGCAGTTTCTAACTGAGTCCAAGTAGTGGTAGCGCCAAATGTAGTTACATTAACGGCCGCATACGAAGAAGGGTAGTAAGAAAGAGTAGAAGTAATGTTAATTAATCCGTCCATAGTGCGAAAAGGATTACCATTTCTTGTACTCTGAGACTTCTGCCCAAAAAGAAGTGCTTTCTCGATATCTACTGCATGGAAAGCAGCAGCATCTTGTCGTGACTCAGCTATGTTAGTTTCACCTGCGATAGTAAGAGTAGCACGAACAGTATCAGAGATAGCCCAAGTATTACGAAACGTTTGAGTTAAGTTAGTAATACGAACAGGGACAATATTCTGAGCGTTAGGACGCAAAGAAGACTCTTCGAAAGCATTACCTACTTGGTATAGATAAATGTTATCAGCGATAGCTGCAGCAACTACGGTACCTACTCCACGAGTTACTTTAACTTGTGTAGCACTGATTATGCTATCTACTATGATATTCTCAAAAGTAGAGTTAACGCGCATAATCATACCAGGCAGGATATTAACTGTGGTGTCTACTATGAAGACATTAGCAGCTCCATCAGCAATAGCTCCATCTAAGCGCATTTCTGGGAACAGCATAGTTTTGGTAAAGAAGCCATGCTCGATAGCTACTGCTGTCTCTGAAGGTAACATAGAAGTTAACCCAAACAGAGGAGCAGAGCCATTAGGCATAAGCCGTGTGATCATAGCTGAAAAAGACTTAGCAGCATGATCCGTTGCAAAGTTGTTAGTAGTAAAGAGGCCAGCGCTCATTGTAATACTCCTTTAAAAGTTTGTAAAATATAAATACTAAGTTTTAGGTTATATAAGTTCTTTACAAACCTATTAAGTTAAATGTCGCCGCACCTGTCTTCTCAAGAATAAATTCTTTGTATCCGTTAGCCGCAATTACCAAGTTACCAGAAGCAGTAACTCCTGTTCCCCCTGCGTAAGTAATAGCAAAGGCAACCTGTACTGAAGTCTTAAAAGTGTACGTATCACCAATATCCATACCTACCAAAGCTGCTGCCAGCAATGTAGCTGTAGGAGTGGTATCTGTTCGACCTGCTGTAGCTCCGCTACGAAGAATCAAACCGCCCGCTATGTCTGCTACAGTAATTGTAGAGTTAGCATCAGCAACCATAAGAAAAGCACGAGGATTAGCAATATAACCATCTCCTGCATTCATGGCGCGGTTAACATTTTGACCAGAAGTTATTAAAGCTCTGCTAAACATTGTAGTTCTCCTATGCCTTCTCAGGCTAAAATAATAAGTTTTTAGTAAGTAAAAATGGGACTAGCCTGTCATGAATTTTTCCCAATCTTCGCCAGCTAAGCTATCAGCAGCAGGTTTTACTTCAGCCGGATTAAAAGCTTCCCCCATTGCTTTTATATAATCTTGAGTCATCTTGGTAAGTTCACTGGACGTAGCAGTAGGAAACTTAACTGCTAAAGCAGACTGGGCAGCTTCCATTACTGGAACAACTGCTGGGTTTGAAAATACGGGGTTTGATTCCACTAGTGAGTTCCTAGCAGTGTGTTTGCGGATTAGCTCTGGTAAGCTGGCTTCGTAGGAAGCAGATTTCTTTTCTAACGCTTGTTCAATTAGCTTGTTAGATACAAGAGTTGCCTGTACCATTGTTTGCTGCGCTACAGTATTAAGAGATTCTATAAGTGCCGCTGTAGCTCCTTCTCCACCTTCTGTGATAGCTTTCATATTCTCAGGAGTTATAGAAGCTGAAAAATTCGCCTTACCTATAACTTCTTTAAGCTTCTCAGGATCTAATGCAGGTGCCTGTGCTGGTGCAGCGTTTTTACTGGGATCATTTTCCCACAGTTTTGCGTATGCGTCAAGGGGGGATTTCGGCGCATTTGGATCAGCAGGAACTTCTAAAAGAGCTACTGGATCTGCCGCAGGTACAGGTGTGCCAGCAGGAACTACTCCATTAGGGGCAGTACCAGGAGTTGCAACAGGTACCACAGTAGGGGAAGAAGACAGTAAATTGGTAGGTGAAGGTGCCACTACAGGAGCTATTGGTGCTACAGTGGCCACAACAGCAGGAACCGCAGGTGCCTGTGGATGCAAAGTGGCAGGTAACGAAGTAAACATACTACTGACAAGTCCAGACATGATAAATCTCCTCTTTTAGTTTGTAGGTAATAGGTAAGAATTAAGTATAGTAAGATAGGTTAAGTAACAGGTTCAGGTAATATGACTTCAGACGCAGCCTCATGCTGCTCTAGCAAGTACTTAAGAATTCCTATCTGGCCAGTAAGTTCTGCTTCTTCCTGGATAGAGCGTGATATGTCACTGCTATCATATTTGAGATGAAGCTTAAGTTCCACGTACACCAGAAGCAGATCTTTTATAGCTACTAGCTGTAAGGGGGTGAAAATAAGCCCGGACCTAAACTCTACTGTGTCTGGCTGATGTATATCAAAAATATAAGCTATAGATGATTTATCTTGTTCTAACTCGTCCATTCTCTTCCTCTCTTTTGTTTATGATACATAATATGTAGCTGTAAGTATCAAGTGTGATTTGTTCCACCCTGATCTGTAGAATCTGAACCTGTATCCCTAGGAGTTCCCGCAGGTGCCTCATCTTGCATATATCCATAGTCTTTGGGTAATGGCTGTGGTGGAAGCTTACTTAGGTCCGCTTCTTTTTCTATAGCCAATTGCACCATTTGTCTCCAGGTAGCTAAAGCTTGTTCATAAGTTATTTGTTCTTTAGACTTCTCAAATGGTCCTATCTTA